ATAATTATACAGTGGCAACAGGGGCCCCCGCCTCAAGTTTACACCAGGAAACCAAAGAAGTCAAGCCGTAGTTTTACCAGTTGACACGGGTTGCAACTCATGTTAGCCCGTGAAGCTGGCATGGTTGCTGCATGAGGTGCAACATGGGGACAACCTGTGGATAACTTTGGGTGCAACATTGGCACAGAGATTGCATGAGTTGACAAGTGTGTGAACCTATGTTGGTCCCTCTAGCCACTACTTATATTTACACACGCGCACGCGAGTACACCAAACACCAGGCATTGTCAATAGTTATTCATAAACTAAATGACTTTGTGATTCAGTATTCAAAACTAATATTGGACTACAGCAAGTGTTGCACCTAAAGTAACTACATCAGCAAACACAACGGAGCACCACAACATGAAATACTTAGAGTTAGAACACGAGACACACGGACATGTACGCATTGAGTGGAACGAGAACGCCATGTTCAACTTTCAGACACCTATTGGAGGACAGTGGGTGGATTTCCATGCCTTCACTTGCTACGGTTTAGGGACTGAACAAGAGGCATTTACAGAAGCACTGGAAGCACTAGAGGAACTAGAGGTATGACAACTTATCAAGCAGCATTGTACAAACTAAACAAAGCTAACACACTGAAGGAACTAAAAAGGCTAGACAAAAGTTTTGAAAGGATTTACAACAACGGCTTTTTTACGGTCATTCAATACCAAACACTAGATCAAAAACTAGTAGATAAACTAATTCAATTAGAGGGTTAAGCGATGAAACTCAAGCAACTAGGAAGCAACACAACACAGGTCACCTATGATCTACACACTGGACCGATGGACATTCTATTTAGCTATGAAACACCGGTAGCAGCATGGCTACCAAACAGAGGGTACATACGCACACAAAAGAAGTTTAGCCCAACTACAACCAAACACATTAACCAGTGGCTAAATGGTGCTGAAGCGTTAGAAGTGCCACAGTCACAACTAGAGGAGCTAGTATCATGAAATCATCAGTAGATTACTTCACAAGCTTTGACATGTACAACGGTAAAACAAAAGTTTACTGTGGCTACTCAGACATAAACAACGCACACATTGTGTGGCGTCAAGATGGGGACTATGTAGGCAACATGTTGATCTACAGCGACGTAGGTGACGCCTTAGAGGACTTTAACACACGTAGAGAGTTTGCACAGGCTATAGGAGTTTTGGACAATGTTTGAACAATGGCAGCCATGTTGGGACATAGCATTACTAATAATAGGTGTTGGCTTTTGGTGGGCCATGTGTTCACTCTATGAGAGATTCACAACTAAACCAAAGGGAGCAACCAGGAAGTGAAAGTTTTAGACCTATTTGCAGGCATTGGAGGCTTTACTCTAGGTTTAGAGAGGGCAGGATTTGAAACAGTGGCTTTCTGTGAGATTGATCCATTTGCACAGAAGGTTTTAAACAAGAATTGGCCAAAGGTACCGATTTATGACGACGTTAAAGAAATCACAGCAGAACAACTCAAAGCAGATGGAATTGAAGTTGACATCATTACAGGAGGGTTTCCCTGTCAAGACATCAGTGTCGCAGGGAGACAAGAAGGACTTAAAGGAGAACGATCTGGACTCTGGTCTGAGTGCGCTCGTTTGCTTAGGGACATTCGACCAAGATACGCCATATTTGAGAACGTCAGAAACTTACTCAACGGCAATAATGGAGACTGGTTCCGACAGGTACTCTGGGAAATTTCCGCCATCGGGTATGATGTTGAGTGGCACTGTATACCAGCTTCCGCGCTTGGTGCCCACCACAAAAGAGACAGGGTCTGGATTGTGGCCTACTGCAACAGCGATGACAGGAGGCGAAGGAGTAGCGCCCAGTCACATCAACGGGAAACATGGTTGGAATCTAGGTGCAGCAGTACAGGACAGTCTTTCGCCGAAGCCCCACAGACGATGGCCGACTCCAGCAGCGAGGGACTACAAAGGAGCACGAAAGCCGGAGACAAAGGCGAAAACTGGACGCAATCCAGATACCAACTCATTACCGGATGCAGTGGAGTTTCGTGGGACGCCTGGAAGACTGAACCCAACGTGGGTCGAGTGGCTAATGGGGTTCCCGATAGGACACACCGACTTAAATGCTTAGGTAATGCCGTAGTTACTCCAATACCTGAGATGATAGGAAAAGCAATTATGCAACGGGAGATTAACCTATGAAGAAACGTAGCCATGTAGGAGACTACTTTATGACTCAGGAGGAAGTTGCAAAAGTGTTAAACATTACACGTGCTGAAGTGCAACAAACTGAATATCAGGCATTGAAAAAATTAAAGCAATCTGATAGGCTCAAGAAGTACGTAGGAGCAAAGGAGAACTAAAGATGACAAGAGAAACAGCAGACGTTTGGCATGATGACTATTACGACAGGTTAGAAGGCAAAGGCATTTATAAACACTATGTAGAACCTGAGTATGACCCTGACGCTGAACCTGACTATGGACGTATGAACACTGCTATGACTAAATTACAGTTAACAGTAGAAGACCTAAATGAACAACACCGGCAAAAACTGGAGCGAATGCAACAACTGGCAGACTCTATAAACCACCTTAAGTACTTAACAAGAGGCAACAAGTAATGGTAGAACAAATGATACCACCAGACCCAACGGACTACTTCAGTGCTGCTGAGACGGACTACATGATGGCTATGATAGAGGAATATGAAATAGAAATGTTTCGCCTTAAGGTCAAAGGGGACTTGCAAAAGATGTCCAAAGCTGATCTTGAGCGTAATATGTTAGATATTTATGGGGACAACTGGAAAAACATATGAGATGTAAAGCATGCGATAGAATCTTAGAAGAAAAAGAAATGTTAAAAAAAGACAACCACGGAGAGTTTCTAGACCTATGCAACAACTGTTTATTTTCATCTATAGACACTAATGTTGACAGTATTGGTACTATTACTGAAGATTTATTCTTGACAAATGACGATGATTCTGATACCCTCTACTAAAGTAGTACATAAGTATTAACTAAGTAGTAAACAGAAGTAGTTAAACCTAAGTAGTAAAACATAGTAGTAAACTACATTAGTACTCCTGTAGTACTTCTGTAGTACACCAGGAGACAACTTAAGTATGATTAGAGACGAGTTTAGTGTGTACGAAATAACCGGTGGTGACTACTCCATCTATCGCCTTGGCTACAGTGAGGCTAGAGACGTCGCTAACGAGATTATGAGGTGTGACCCTTATGGTGGTATACCTTTTGTTTTAAAGCTCGAGATGGACACTAGAGAGGCTCCTAGCGACAGTGTAAAGATCAGTAGGTCTGACTTTGAATTGTTCCTAGAAAAAGCCAGTGATCCATTCCCAACACCAGAGGACGACTAGCGTGAAACAACCAGATAACAAACAAGCAAAAATGTTTGGTAATGACGGTCCTGTAGGTAACGACGCAGAGATAATTGTGTACTACGAATACAACGGACCAGCTGAGCCAGTCCTGCGCATACCCTTTTGGTACTACAAAGAGGAGCTAGGAATGTTTGAACACTTTGAAGCTGCGGTACATAGGACAGCAAAAGCACTCAAAGAGTCCTACACGTATTGGCCTGAAGGGTACGTCCATGTGCAGACAATCATTAACGACGAATATGTGAATATGATTTGATTGCATACGCAGTGATGTGGTATAATATTAGTATGACTAGACATGATCTAGTTGCAACCCAAGTAAAAAACGGAGATTATTCCAATGGCAGTAATAGAAGGCATTTGTAACTTTAGCAACCTAACTCAACACGACGTTTTCAACGGTCAGGACACTGGTCAATTCTCTATGACCATTACAATGACTGAAGACGACGCCAGTGAGTTAGCTGCTCAAGGTGTTAAGATCAAGGACTACCAAGGCGCTAAGCAACGTAAGTTCAAAAGTCGGTACGACGTTAAGACTTTTGACGCTGAAGGTAATCCTTATGGCGGTGAAGTACCTTACAACTCTAAGGTGCGACTGAAGTACAAGCTAGGTCAGCCACATCCTGTACATGGTGTGTCAACTTACCTAGAAGCAGTAAAAGTTTTAGAAGAAGCAGAGATGGAATTAGGAGAAGCTGCGGACTTCTAACATGGCTAACTTTGTGAGACATGAAGGGTGTCCCAAGTGTAATTCTTCGGACGCCCTTGCTATTTACGACGACGGTTCTACGCATTGCTTTAGTTCCGTTTGTGACTACCATACACACGGTGACAGTACTATGTCCGAAGTGATACCGATAGCCAAAGCTAAGCCACTACAAATGTTTGGTACAGTGGCAGCAATACCCAACAGACGAATATCCAAAGAAACCTGTATGCGCTTTGGCGTAACCGTTGAGTACGGTTCTACAGGTGAAATAGAAAAGCACTACTACCCTTTTTATGACGTTAACACCGGTGAAGTATGTGCAGCTAAAATCAGGGAAGTAAAAACCAAAAACTTTTTTAGTAACGGAGACCCAAAGACAGCAGGGTTCTTCGGACAACAACAGTGCACTACTAACAAGTTCATAACCATTACTGAAGGTGAACTAGACGCCTTAGCAGTGTACGAAATGTTCAACAAGCAGTACGACGTGGTGTCACTACGTGCTGGTGCGTCCTCTGCAGCCAAAGAGATCAAGGAACAGCTAGAGTGGCTTGAGTCCTATGACCAAGTGGTACTCTGTTTTGACAACGACAAAGCCGGTGACGCCGCTCTGGAACAAGTTAAGGACCTCTTTAGTCCTAACAAGTTAAAAATAGTAAAGTTACCACTCAAGGACGCCAGTGACATGCTTATGGCGAACCGTGTTAAGGACTTTACGCAAGCATGGTGGAATGCAAAGGTTTATCGTCCTGACGGCATTGTAGCAGGGACTGACACATGGGACACATTGGTACAAAAGCGCCAGGTGAAGTCCATACCTTATCCTTGGAACGGCCTCAATGAGATAACAAGAGGACATAGGCCCTATGAGTTGGTCACGATCACAAGCGGCAGTGGTATGGGAAAGTCCCAATTTATCAGAGAAATCGAATATGATTTACTACGCCGATGCGAAGGCAATATTGGAGTCTTGGCGCTTGAGGAAGATTTGGCCCGAACAAGTCTTGGCATCATGTCGGTGGCGGCAAATAGGCCCCTACACTTGGAAGAGGACACGCCAGTGGACGAGCTTCGGCCGTTCTGGGAAGCCACATTGGGAACAGGACGTTACTACTTATTTGACCATTGGGGGTCAACTTCAGCAGATAACTTGCTCGCCCGTGTTCGCTACATGGCAAAAGCACTTGACTGCCGGTACGTCGTACTGGATCACTTGTCCATCGTCGTCAGTTCCCAAGAGTCAGGAGACGAGAGAAAAGCCATTGACGAGATCATGACACGCCTTCGTACACTCGTGGCTGAAACAGGCATCTGCTTGTTCCTCGTGTCACACTTACGCAGGTCACAAGGCAAGGCACACGAGGACGGAGCGCAGATCAGCTTAGGTGAATTACGTGGTTCACAGGCTATCGCTCAGTTGTCCGACATTGTCATTGGTATGGAACGTGACCAGCAGAATGAAAACGAAGACGTAAGAAACACTACTACTGTTCGTGTCCTCAAGAATAGGTATACAGGTGAAACTGGACCCGCTTGTTGGCTGCAGTACGAAAAACAAACAGGGAGGTTACAGGAAGTCGCAAATCCTAATGTTGGCGAGGATTTCTAATGTACTCTACAAGAAGAAGATACCATTTACGCAAGTTAGAAAAAAAAGCGTACATACGGAAGTACAAGATGGAAAAGGGGTGTCAAGAATGTGGTTATAATGAAATACCTGAAGCGTTGGAACTTGACCATATTGACAGAACAAAGAAAAACTTTAAGATGTCGAAAGGATATCTGTACACATGGGACAAAATACATAAAGAACTAGAAAACTGTGTTGTCCTTTGCTCTAACTGTCACAGAAAAAAGACAACGGAAGAGAAGGACTACTTAGAAACTGACTACGTGGAGCCTGAAGAACTGCAGTATGATTTATTTGGATCTTGAAGCTGACGGTTTAGACCCAACGACCATCTGGTGTGTCGTAACCAGGGAAAATGGTGTCAGTACCGTGCATACCACTCCAGACACGCTCTGTAAGGCTCTAGAAGGCTCTGTGAGCGTCGTTGGTCACAACCTGATAGGGTACGATGTCCCTGTCTTAAAACGCCTCTGGAGCGTTTCTATAGCCTCTGAGCGCATAGTCGATACTTTGGTAATTTCACGTCTTTTTGACCCTAGCAAGTCAGGTGGTCACTCTTTGAGGAATTGGGGGAATGAGTTAGGCTTTCCCAAAGGTGACCATTCTGACTTTTCTTGTCTTTCAGAGGAGATGATTGATTACTGTATACAGGACGTAGCAGTTACAGAAGCAGTGCACCAAAAGCTTCTACAGAGTATGCAGAACTGGGAAAATAAGGACTGTATTGAGTTAGAACATAAGGTTCAATGGATCGTGCAACAGCAGGAGAACAACGGTTGGCTTTTGAACCAAGAGTTAGCCAATGACCTCTGTGCAACCTTTAAGGAAGGCATGAATGACATACAGTATGAACTACAAGAGATGTTTCCACCCATTGTCGAAGAGAGGTATTCTGAAAAGACCAAGAAGCGCCTTAAAGATAAGGTTACGGTTTTCAATGTCGGTTCACGGCAACAAGTGGCAGAGAGACTTGAAACAAAAGGTGCAGTATGGTCGGAACTCACGCCAAGCGGAAAGCCCGTTGTTGACGAAAAGACGCTTAAGCAGAACGATCATGTCCCTGAAGCGGCAAAAGTTTTGGAATATCTGTTGCTTCAGAAGCGCCACGCGCAAGTACTCTCGTGGTTGGAAGCTGTCAAGGAGGACGGTAGAGTACACGGAAGAGTCATTAGCAATGGTGCTGTTACTGGTCGCATGACCCACCAGTCACCTAACATGGCTCAAGTACCTGCAGGTCATAGTCCTTATGGCAAAGAGTGTCGCTCCTGCTGGACCATACCAGAAGGTAAAAAATTAGTAGGTTTTGACGCTAGTGGCCTTGAGTTACGGATGTTGGCACACTACATGGACGATAAGGAGTTTACCAATGTCCTCCTCACAGAAGATATACATACAAGAAATCAGTTGGCTGCAGGACTTGAAACAAGACCTCAAGCGAAAACTTTCATCTACGCTTTCCTCTATGGAGCAGGAGACGCAAAAATCGGAACTATCGTTGGAGGCAGCGCATCTGACGGCGCAGACCTTAAACGGAGATTTTTATCAAATACACCTGCTCTTGAAAGTTTACGAGAGCGTACTATTAGAGCAGCTAAACGAGGTTATCTCAGAGGACTTGATGGTAGACATCTCAGAATTCGATCTGAACATGCTGCACTAAACACGCTACTACAGGCTGCTGGTGCTATAGTCATGAAGAAGGCTTTGATAATCCTAGACGACTACGCACAGCAATGGGAACTAGACTATAAATTTATAGGTAACATACATGACGAAGTACAGTCGGAAGTGGCTGGAGACCAAGCAGAGAAGTTCGGTTGGCTTGCAGTCGAGTGCCTCAAGGCGTCAGGCGTACAGTTTAAACTTAGATGTCCACTGGACGGAGAGTACCAAATCGGAACTACGTGGGCAGAAACCCACTAAGGCTAAACCATGAAAAACATCTACACATTAGTAGACGACATTTACAACCTGGTTGAAACAAAAGAAGTAGCTGAAGGCATAGACATAGAGGACTGCATTGAGACCTTTGGTGAAGCCGTGAAGCAGCTTATGCGTAATGAGTTTACACGCAAGCGTGACGACTCACGTAAGCTCCGCATGTCCAATATAGGACGCCGTGATCGTTACCTTTGGAACGTCTGGAATGACGTAGAGAAGGACGACGACATGCAGGGACATACGTACGTTAAGTTTCTCTACGGTCATCTTATAGAAGAATTACTTCTATTCCTAACACGAGCAGCAGGTCACGAGGTGACAGATGAACAGAAAAAGTGTGAAGTTAACGGTATTAGTGGCTCTATGGACTGCAAAATTGACGGCGTTGTCACTGATGTTAAAAGCGTGTCCACTTTTGGGTTTAGAAAATTCAAGGACGGAAATCTCGCTTTTGATGACCCGTTTGGCTACATTTCTCAAATTAAAGGATATGCAAAAGCAGAAGGCCAAACTCAGTACGGATGGTTAGCAATGGACAAGCAGAATGGTCACTTGTCGTACCTCATGTATGACGACGAGGACACTCAAGCACCTGTCCATGAAGTTATCGGTTATGACATTGGTGACCGCATAGACCACATTAAAACAATGGTAGAACAACCAGAGCCACCAAAGCACTGCTATAAGCCGAAGGAAGACGGCAAGAGCGGCAACATGAAGCTGGACACTGGATGCTCCTACTGCGCCTATAAGAAAAACTGTTGGCCTGGCTTAAGAGCCTTTGCCTACTCTTCAGGTCCACGCTATTTAACAGAGGTGTTCAATGAACCGAAGGTCCAAGAAATCCAAATTTAGAAGCACGTTCGAAGACGATGTCAGCAAGATATTGAAGGATTTTGATTATGAACCATTCACGGTCCCTTACATTATTAGTCGGTCTTATCGTCCTGATTTCGTACATAGTGCTTCCAATACTCTTGTTGAATGCAAAGGATATTTTCGGGACGGAGACACGAAGAAGTACACCAGTATCAGAGACAGTCTCCCCAAAGGACAAAAACTAGTCTTTGTACTAATGCAACCCAATAAAAAAATAAGAAAAGGCGCTAAGATGACTATGTCACAGTGGTGCGACAAAGAGGGAATACTATGGTACACTTTAGATACGCTGCAGGAGTTAATTGACCATGTCACTAACTTTGGGGGAAATGAAGGAAAAGCTACTGAAGCTGTATGATCCTGACGATTTACTGGAAGCGTTAGAGATTACTTCTGAACAGTTGCTTGATAGGTTTGAAGATAAACTAATCAATAGGTTTGACGTTTTTGAAGAGGAATTAAAAGAGGAAGAGACTTATGAGTATTGACGATGCAACTCCTGCAGATTGGGACGGTATTTCTATACTGAAGAAGCCAAAGGTAGACCCTGTAGAACAACCGGATCATTACAACAAAGGATCAATCGAAGCGATAGAAGCAATCAAGGCGTCCATGCCTGAACACGAGTTCAACGGTTATCTTAAGGGTAACGCACTGAAGTACCTCTGGCGCTACGACTACAAAGGCAAACCCATCGAAGACTTACGTAAGTGTAAGTGGTATATTGAACGACTGATAAAGGAACTAAATTAATGGACGCATACCAACAGTACATACACAAAAGCAGGTACGCAAGGTACTTGCCTGAAGAGCAACGGCGTGAAACCTGGGAAGAAACCATTGACCGCTACCTCAACTTTTGGATAGAGAAAGGTAAGCTTACTCTTGAAGAAGCTAACGGTATCTTTGCAGACATTCATGACATGGGTGTTATGCCCTCCATGCGAGCACTCATGACTGCTGGAGAAGCACTAGACCGTGACAATGTAGCTGGGTTTAACTGCTCTTACTTACCTATCGACCATCCTAAAGCTTTTGATGAAATGATGTACGTACTTATGTGCGGTACAGGTGTAGGCTTTAGTGTTGAACGCCAGTACGTATCTAAACTACCGGAAGTAGCAGAGGAATTTCATGACACAGATACCGTTATACACGTCGCTGACAGCAAAATTGGATGGGCTAAAGCGTACAGAGAACTTATTAGCCTGCTGTATTCGGGTCAGCTTCCAAAGTGGGACGTATCTGGAGTACGACCTGCAGGGTCAGCCCTTAAAACCTTCGGAGGTAGAGCGTCTGGTGCGGATCCTCTTGTTGACCTCTTTAAATTTACCACCGAAATCTTTAGGGAGGCTGCTGGACGTAAGCTTTCCTCTATCGAGTGTCACGATATCTGCTGTAAGATTGCACAAATCGTTGTCGTCGGAGGGGTTAGGAGAAGTGCTCTTATCAGTCTTAGTAACCTCACTGACGATAGACTACGACGGTGTAAGTCAGGACAGTGGTGGCAAGACAATCCACAACGAGGACTAGCCAACAATAGCGCGTGTTATACAGAGAAGCCGGACTTTGAGGCATTCCTAAACGAGTGGAGTAGTTTGTATGAGTCACGATCAGGAGAACGAGGAATGTTCTCTAGAGTCGCAAGTCAAAAACAAGCTGCAAAGAACGAGCGACGAGATGCTACCTATGATTTTGGAACTAATCCGTGTTCAGAGATCATCTTACGACCAAACCAGTTCTGCAATCTATCGGAAGTTGTTGTCAGGTCAGCCGATACGTTGTCAGACCTTAAACGAAAAGTACGTGTTGCGGCTATCCTTGGAACTTTACAGGCTACGTTAACTGACTTCCGTTACCTACGTAAAGCGTGGCAAAAGAATACAGAAGAGGAAGCATTACTTGGTGTTAGCTTAACAGGCATCATGGATCACCCAACGCTATCAGGAAGGAGGGACAAAGGTGTTCTCAAGACTTGGCTTACTGAACTCAAAGAAGAAGCGATTAACACTAATAAGGAATGGGCTACTAAGCTTGGTATTAATATCAGCACTGCCATTACTGCTGTTAAACCTTCCGGTACTGTTAGTCAGCTGGTTGATTCTGCATCTGGCATCCATCCTAGATACTCAGATCAATACATTAGACGAGTTAGAGCGGACGCAAGAGACCCACTCTGTCAAGTCTTAGAATCGGCAGGAGTGCCTGTAGAGGACGACGTAATGTCTCCTAGTACTAAGGTATTCTCCTTTCCGATAAAGTCTCCTGAAGGCGCTGTGGTGGCCTCTGAGATGGGAGCAATGGAGCAACTTGAGCTATGGGAAATTTACCAGGACTTCTGGTGTGAACATAAGCCGTCTATGACCTGTTACTACCGTGACGAAGAGTTCTTGGAAGTGGGTCAATGGTTGTACAATAAGTTCGATAAGATAAGCGGAGTTAGTTTCCTCCCTTATTCCGAACATACGTATCAACAAGCGCCTTATGAACCCATAGACTTAGAGACCTATGAGAAGCTGAAAAAAGAGTTTCCTGAGACCATTGATTGGGCAATCTCAGAAAACTCAGACATGACGGAAGGGTCTCAACAGTTAGCCTGCACTGGTAATAACTGTGAGTTGTAACTTATGGGGGCTTAGGCCCCCTTTTTTATTGCTCTGTTAACATACCTGTTCTAGCACCAGCAACACCGCCTGCTTGTCCTAAGATTCGTGCAGTTTCTCCTGTCATATCTGACTGCAACATCCTTTGAACCTCCTGTTGCTTAGGTGTTTGTCCTGCAATAGCTCTTTGAACTCCTGGTCTTGCTAGTTTGGCACCTATTATAGTACCTGCTATTGGAGCAGCGATTAATCCTGTACCTACACCTACTAAACCACCAGTAGCAGCACCAACAGCCGCTCCTGTTAAACTACCTAGTAAAGAAGAAGAGGTCAGCGTCCAGTACCAACTAGGGTTTTTAGACGTTCGTAGGTCTTTTAATTGATCCAACTCTTTAGTTAAAAACCCAAGCTCTGCTTCAACTTGTGATTTTCTCGTTGTAGCAGCAGCAATTTCCGAAGTTAGTTCAGGGTTTCTCTTAAGCCTAGATTTTTTAGTTCTAGTGTCCTGTACTAATTTAGTTAGTTCACTTTCGAGTTTTTTCTTATGGCTTCTAATTTCTTTCTCGACTAACGCAGCTTTTGTTTTAGCTAGATTGGTTGCTCTCTTTGCAATAGTTTTTTCCATTGCTTTGAGGTTTGATTCTATCTTTCTGGCTTCTGCATTCAATGGGCCTGTTCCGTATCTAGAGTCCCAACGATTGTTCTTTCCTACTTCTTTAATCCAATCAGATACTTCAAAGTACCCTCTTTTAGCACCGCCTTGAGTACCTTCAATAGATTCTCGTAAAACAACAGTTGATTTCCATTTACCAGCTTCTTTTTCAAAAGCTTCTTTCTGGCCTGCCGTAAGCTGACTCTTCATTATTTTATCTATTTCGTCCTGAAGAGTGTACAAAGCTCTACGGTTTTGTGGATCAACGGTAGCATTAGCTAGTGTCCCTATTTTACTTCTAAGAGAAGAAACTAATGAGCCTTCAACGCGACCACTTGGATCTTTAAAGAAATTAGTAGTTTCAACAGCATTATCAAAGACCTTCATTACAGAAGGAACATCTACAGTGTTAGCTACAAAGTAAGGGTCTTTAACTAAAGCCTGTTCTAAATTCTTTTGTAACTCTCCTGCTTTAAACCTAAACTTCTTTTTGTTAATCATTGAGTAGCCTTTTACACGCCAAAGTTCGTCTAAAGCGTTAATACGTTCCCCAATGTTTTCTTTACTAATTACACGTTCGATGTCTCTAGGTACAGCGCCTTCTGGAAAAGAATTCATAAAGGCTTCAGTTCTAAAGTTTAACTGTCTAGCGTCCATCATTTTTCGAGTTTCGCTGGTAGCTTTAGCGGCTATTTCCTCTGCTTTACCAGAATTCAAAGCACTTAGTTTTTCTTTTAACGGTAAAGTTACATCAGCTGTTTCGTTTCTTTTTAGAGTAGTAAGGGCTTTTTGCTCTTCTTTCAAAGCAGAACCAGCATCTTTTAGTTGTTGTTCGACAAGCTTAGTTTTCTCTTTGATTCCTTCATCTAATTGACCAGAAAACTTTTTTTGAGCAGCTACAGCGTCCTCAGCTTTATCAAGAATAACTTCTTGTTGCTGTCTTATAGCACCTTTTGCTCCAAAAGAAGGCCCAACTACGTCTCTGTAAAACTGGTGTATAAAGCCTTCCACACCTGTAGGCGAACTAGCAGCAAGAGTTAACGGAACAAAGTCTCCGTCCATGTCAACAAGATCACCTTCAACTCTTCGTTTAGTCAATGCGTTAGCAACAGCACCGCCACCAGCAGTAACCGCTTTTACTGCTCCGTAACCTAGACCACCACCAACGGCACCTATACCAGCACCTTCTAATCGTTGTCCTTCTGCAGCTTCTCCTGCACCATAGATTGCACCTGTACCGACAGCACCAGCAGCAGCAGTTGCTGTTGGGCCTAAACGACTAACTACAGCAGCAGGAGCCTTCAAAGCCATAGCAGGAGAAATAAGACCACCAGCGACATCGGCAGCTAAAGCAGCACCAGGTTGTCGTTGCTTAAATTCAGCTTGTCGGGCGTCGTACTCTTTCTTAAGTTTTTTGTACTGCTCTTTTGAAGTTGTTTCTAGATCGTAATAAGGATAAGTAACATTTGCATTAATAAAAGCAGCAACCCATAAACTTGCTTCGTCACCCCAACCTACAGCGGCGCTTGAGAAGTAACGCTGTGCAGCAGCCAGTGAGTCTTCAGAAGACCACGCTGTTTCTTCAAGCTCTAGTTCTTCTCTAGACTTGTTGTTTTGAGCCATAGCTTCGTCAAGAGCGTTCCTGATTTCTTCTTTCTTTGCGTCAGGAAGCCCTGCTGAAGAAGCAACAGGTGTATTTGTCGGTGTTTGAGAAGTATCTCTAAACCCTTGTAGTAAAGCGTCAGACATTTGTCACCTCTTACTGAAATTTAATTTCGTTTTCATCAAGAAACTTTAAGTACCTGCTATTTTCTAAGCCTCTTTGCGTTAACAAGCCTAAATAATCTGCGTCAAACACAGCCATAGTAGGATCGTCTTGCGCGTTTTGTCTAGACTGGTTTTGAAGCCTTGCTTGTTCTTCTTGAACAAAAGCAACCATTGCGTCAGCAGCGACTGTATCGCCTGCTTCTCTAAGCTTAGCTGCTTCTACTAAGTAAGAATCCAGCTGCTGAATGACAGGACCAAAGTCGTCCTTTACTGCCTGTATCTTTTTATCAAGGCCTTTTACAGCAGCGTACCGCTCATAACCTAGTGCAGTAGGATCTCTAGTTTGCTCAATCCAACGAGTCTTACCTTCGATATACTCTTGATGTGCTTGCTTAATTTTTAGCATACCTTTTAAAGCAGAGATGCGGTCTTTTGGACTGTAGTCTTTTAAATCAGGGCTAGCGTTTAAAGCAAGTTGTACGTCCCTATCTGAAGCTGGTCCACGTGGTAAAAGCTTAATTGCCTGCTGCATTTGAACTTCATTAAGGCTTGTTCTAAAGGCTGTAATTTCACTACCAAGACCTGCAATGTCTGACACAGCAAAGTCCCTAACGTCACCTAAAACACCACCAACATTATACCAAGGCTCTTCTGCAGCTACTCTTTCCGCTTCGTTCAAAAGATTACTAAATTTAGTAACGTCAGCAGAGGCAACGTTTCCTTCTGCCACTACATTTGTGTAAAGCTTAGAACCGTCACTAGTATAAAAGAATTCTGCTCGTTCTTCTGCAAGAGTCTTTTTATCGTCTTCTTCAGCAGGTTTTTCACCTATTTTAACTCTACCTAGTTCTTTTCCGTCATAAGGGTCTAAACTTACACTGTATGTAACTGTTTTGCCTTTTTCTAAAACTTCTTCAGTTACGACATTAGCTTTTGCTTTTGAGCCTTCAGCTTTTGTCTTCAAGAAGTCTCTCAAACCTTTTAGATCTTGTGTATCAACCAGAGATCTTACATAGGCTTCATTACTAGCCGGATCTTTGCTTTTAGCGGCTTTCATAAAAGCAGCAGATGTTAGACGTTTAATTGCCTCTTGTTCTTTACCTTTGAGTGCTTCTTCTTCAGTTCGCTTTTTAGTAGCTCTGCCACGCTCTTGTGCGGCTTCTAGCTGCTCAGTTGTAGCACCTAAGCCAACAAGAGAACCAATAGCGTCTTGATAGTCACGACCTTCTGCTACTGCCTGTTCCAAACCAAATAAGCCACCAGTAACGCCACGTTGAGTTTGCTCACGCTCCTCTTGCATCCGTTGTGACGCCCTAGTCATAGAAGGACCAGCTGCTGCTGCTCTACCTACTTGATACAGGTTCTGACCAAATGCAGGCTGCATAAGACCCTGTAGTAGTCCTTGTGAAAACTTAGCCATCTTAGCCTCCTATGCCTAGTAGATCAAACAGTGGGTTGATGATTTTAGTGATACCGTCACCCATACCAACTTGCTGTGGTGTCAACAGTCCTGACAGGAGACCAGTACCTAGTTGACCATAGAGGTTAGCTTGTCCAAGACCTGAACCAAGCAGTGCCTCAAGTCCACCCATTTGTGCTTCACCAAACAAACCAGCGCCTTGTAGCTGACCACGTTGCGCCATTTGTGCAGCTGGCATACCTGCTTGTAGGACGTTCAATGCTTGCGCTTGAGGTGTGTAACTAGCACCCATGAACTGACCACCTAGCTGCGCTTGTTGCATCTGCTCAGCTTGCGCCTGTTGCATTGCACTTAGCATCGCTTGGTTACGTGCTTCTTCCTGAGCCTTAGCCAAAGCAAACTGCTCAGGTGCGCCTCCAAACTGTGCTGTGCGCAAACCTAAGCGTCCTTGTGCCGCTAGACGCTCTTCAGTAGCAAGACGCTGACGTTGCTCTTCAGGACGCTGTGCTTCCCTTATGCGCTCAAAAACAGCCTGTTCACGTGCCTGCGTAGGTTGCATAGCCTGTTGATAAAACTGACCTGCACCTCCGAACATCTGTTGTTGGAACGCTTGTTCTTCTGGAGACATGCCTACAGTAAGACCACCTTGAGGAGTAGTAGTTAATGCTCCTCCTGTTCCTGTCGTTACTGTGAAGGGCATAAAGCGCGTCTGCTCTAAACCAGTCTGAGCAATCTCACCTGCTTCCCTTCTTGCTGTTGTTCCAATTTCACCTAGATCCTTGTAAGCTTTACCTGTTAGTAAGCCACCTGCACCTAGAGCACTTAAACCCAGTATTTGTTCTAAATTCATAGTAATTTACCCATTAAAGCCATTACGTTGATCTCCTGTAGTGACAGCTGTGAACCGTCAATCTCTGCTTCTAAACCTACAACAATACTAGTTCCGTAGCCTGTTGCGTTTAAACTTCTTTGGTTGGTCAAAGCGCCACCTGTGAACTCCACAGTTGTGTACTCACTCTCACCGAAGAAACCAGTGA